TAAAAACCTATTAAATGATGACTTTTTCAAAGAAGTCATAGATAACTTGAAAAAACAGCAGATTAGTGTGATAATTAACACAAGTGCAGAAGAATGTGATAGGCGTGAAGACGCTTATCGACACATTAAGTCTATTGAACTGATTACAGGACACCTAGAAGGTTTAGCCTCGGAAACTGTGATTAGAGAGAAGAAGTGGAAGATTTTATAGGGTTTACCCTATCCTCCGTCCAGAAGGTGTCTGGCGATTATTGAGATGACAAATGGAAAACACCAACCCAACAGGGAGTGAAAGCCTAGATGTAAACCAAGCCGCTTCAGCGTTTGAAAGTCTGATGGGTGATTCTGAGGAAGCTGACAACAGCCAAGCCGAAGGTCAAACAGAGGAAGTTCAAGAAACTGATGAAGTTGAGTATTCAGAGGAATCTGAAGAACCAAAGCCTAGATATAAAGTCAAGGCATCTGGTGAGGAAGTCGAAGTAGAACTAGACGAACTTATTAAGGGTTATCAACAAGGTACGGACTACACTAAAAAGTCTCAGGCTCTAGCTGAACAACGTAAGGCGATTGAAGCTGAACGCAGTCATTTAGAGTATGTAAAACAAGAACGACAGGCATACGCCCAGAAGTTGCAAGCCTTGGATAGCTTCCTTACGCAGCAACATCAGGGTGTGGACTTAGAAGTTTTAAAGGAAACAGACCCTATCGGTTATGCGGTAGCGGTAGCTGAACAGAGCCAGCGTGAGAAGCAGTTAGCAGTAGTTAGGAATGAACAGCAACGAATTGCCCAACAGCAACAATCCGAGCAACAAGCCTCTCTGCAAGCGCACTTACGCACAGAATCTGAGAAGCTAGTTAGTCTGATTCCTGAGTTAGCGACACCACAGGGTGATGCGGTTCGGAAACAAATCCGTGACTATGCGAAGTCTGTAGGTTGGTCTGACCAAGAACTCAGTTCCGTGTATGACTCTCGTGCTGTGATGACCTTGTATAAGGCAATGAAGTATGAGCAACTTCAAAAGAGCAAACCAGAGTTGAATAAAAAACTCCAGTCTGCCCCTAAGATGATGCGTTCTGGTACTTCAGTTCCCCAAGCTAAGTCTTCACAAGACAAACAGGCAATGCAAAGGTTGCGTGAGACAGGAAAAGTCTCAGACGCTGCTAGAGCATTTGAACGATTCTTTTAAATTTTGGAGTATTAAATTATGGCTACCTATCAAACATATACCGCTATCGGTCAGCGTGAAGACCTCTCTGATGTAATCTATAACATCAGCCCCACAGACACACCTTTCATGTCTTCCATTGGCAAGACAAAGGCTACTGCTGTGTACCACGAGTGGCAAACGGACTCACTTTCGGCTGCGGTTTTAACGAACTACACCGTTGAAGGTGCAACGGCATCTGATGCCACTATGTCTCCTACCACTCGTATTGGTAACCGCACTCAGATTGCACAGAAAACAGTTAAGATTTCTGGCACTTTGCAAGCAGTTGACAAAGCTGGTCGTAAGTCTGAAAAGGCTTATAACTTGGCTAAAGCCTCTAGCGAAATTAAGCGTGACATGGAGACTTCATTGTTGAGCAATCAAACTGCTACCAATGGTGATTCTTCTACTGCTCGTAAATTGGGTGGTCTGCAAGCATGGTTGGCTTCTAACTATGATGGTGGTACTGATGGTGTTGCTGGTGCTTCTGGCACTACTGCTCGCACCAACGGCACAAACCGCACTTTCACAGAGACTCTCTTGAAGACTGTTATCAAAGAAGTTTACGCTTCTGGTGGCAATCCTAAAGTTTTGATGGTCAACCCTGCACACAAGCAATTGGTGTCAGCTTTTGCTGGTATCGCTGCTCAACGTTTCATGGCTCCATCTAATACCCCTACCACTATCGTGGCGGCGGCAGATGTTTACCTGTCAGATTTCGGCACGGTTTCTGTGGTTCCCAACCGTTTCATGACTTCTACCAATACTTGCGATGAAGTTGCGTATGTGCTTGACCCTGACATGGCTGCTGTAGCTTACTTGCGTCCTTTCCAGACCAACGAGTTGGCTGTTACTGGCGACAATGAGTCCACACAGTTGTTGGCTGAGTACACTTTGGAAGTTAAGAACGAAGCTGCTCACGGCATCATTGCTGACTTGACACCTTAATCTGGTGTAACCCAAAAAATGCCTCAGACTTAAACCTCTGGGGCATTTTCTTTTCTACTCAAACTGATAGAATTGATGTATGGAAAACTTTAGACAAACTGCTGTTCATGCCGATGGTGAGGGTGGCATCGTTATTCAGACTCGTCAGGATGTTTCTGACATTGTTGAGCAGAATAAAAAAGAATATAACTCCTTTGATGAACGAGCAAGATGGTCTGACCAATTGTTTGGCAATAAGGTTGCATCTATTCCTATGACAGTCATTGATGACTTGAACAAAGTTGGAATCATGCGTGGCTTTGCTGTACTAGATGACAAGCGTTTTGCTGCTTGGTTAAATGACCCAATGAATCGTGCATGGCGCACTAGAACTGGAGTGGTATGAGCCTCTCAACATATTCTGACTTGCAGACTTCAATAGCCAACTATTTGGCTAGGTCTGACTTGACAAGCATCATCCCAGACTTTATTACTCTGGCTGAGAATCGTTTGCGTAGAGAACTGCGTATTCGTCAGATGCTAAAGTCTGTAACAACTAGCACAGTCTCTGGTGATGCAACTGTAGAACTACCTAGCGACTTCTTAGAGATTCGTGATTTTGTCGTAATGACAAACCCAATTCAACCATTGAGTTACTCTAGTCCCTCATCGTTATCTAATGACCCAAGAACATCAGAAGTTGGCGTTCCTAAGTCTTACACTATTCTTGCTTCTGAGTTTCAAGTAGCACCTGCACCTGATGGCATCTATACGCTAAAGATGCTCTACTTTGCTGCGCCTCCATATCTGTCTGGCAGTAACGCAAGCAATGTTTTCTTGAATGTTGCACCTGATGGTTTGCTGTATGGCGCATTGGTTGAAGCAGAGCCTTATCTAATGAACGATGCTCGTATCAATACATGGGGTTCTATGTACGACAGAGCAATCTCCTCACTCACCAAGTCTGACGAAGAAGGTCAATACTCTGGTGTTCCGTTAGCAATGAAATTAACTGCAAGGTGAAACTATGGCTGAAATGTCTAATTACTTGGAAGATGCTCTTATCAATGTTACGTTGAGGGCAACTGCGTACACAGCACCTACGACTGTGTACTTAGCACTTTATACAACTGACCCAACAGACGCTGATACTGGAACTGAGTGTTCTGGTACTAGCTATGCTCGTCAGGCTATTACGTTTGGTGCGCCTAGCAATGGTGCATCTACCAATTCTGCTGCTATTGAGTTTCCTCAAGCTGGCGGTGCATGGGGAACAATTACCCACATTGGTATCCGTGATGCCTCTACAGCAGGTAACTTGCTGTATCACTCTCCGCTAGACGCATCTAAGACTATTGCAACTGGCGATGTGTTCCGCATTGCCTCTGGTTCATTGAGCGTTACTTTGGCGTGAGATGGCTGACTTACTACCTCCGTGGACGATTGACTCGCTAGACAATTTAAAGTCTAGCATTGATGACTTAACACTCACACTTGATAGTCCACTTTACACAACCTCAGTAACCCTATGGGATGCCTATGGGTCTGTAACTGCGTCTGCAAGCGTTGTAGCTGACGCTATAAGGGTTCAGTTTGGTAGTGGGGCGGTAGATGGAACAGCGACTGTTACGGCAGATGCAGTAAGGGTTCAGTTTGCCAGTGCAAGCATTGATTGCTCTGCTAGTGTTGCCTGTGATGCGACTAGGGTGCAGTTTGGCTCTGGTGTTATTGATGGCAATGCTACTGTCAGCGCAGATGCTACTCGTGTCCAGTTTGCTAGTGGTAGTATCACTGGTAGTGCTGATGTAACTGCTGTTGGCGGTATCCTCAAAGATGGCGTAGCCTCCGTTACTTGCGTAGCTTTAGTTGTCGCAAATGGCGGTATTGTCGCTGAAGGTGTCGCAAGTGTTACTGGTAGTGCAACAGTAAGCGCAGTAGGAATCCTTGAGCAAAATGCTTCTGCTAGTGTAGATGCAAACGCAACAGTAACTGCTGAAGCAATTTTAGTTAGAGACTCTGTAGCAAGTATTGATTGTGTAGCCTTTGTTTCTGCTAGTGCATCTGCAATATATGCAGGGGTAGCCTCGGTATCAGGTCTAGCAACAATTATTGCAGATGGTCATATTCTTGGTGACAACTGGACTCCTGTTGTCGTAGATGACAACACTTGGACACCAGTTTCGACTGATAGCAATACTTGGACTGCTGTTTCTGCTGACACAAATACATGGACACCAGTTGCTGCTAATGACAACGATTGGACAATTCAGTCTCAAGGAAGTAATACATGGCTACGACAAAACTAACTTTCGGTGAGTGGATGCCTGACCAGCCTAGCGTATCAGGTGCGTTGACTGATGCTAAGAACGTGGTTTCTCAGGCTATTGGTTATGGCCCATTCCCTGCACCAGTTACGTTTTCAACAAGTAACGCTGCCGAGGATTTAACTTCACTCTACGCTGCCAAACAACCCAATGGTGATACTGCCTTGTTTGCTGCTGGCTCTACCAAGATTTATACAGTAAGTGGTGTAGGTGCTATTACACAAGTTAAAACAGGCATGACAACTGGTGCTAACGATAGGGTTCGTTTTACTCAGTTTGGTAAAACTGTAATCACTACAAACAATGCTGAAAGACTCCAAGCATGGACGCTAGGAACATCTACATCGTTTGCTGACTTATCGGCTACTGCGCCTATTGCTAAATTCATTACTGTGGTGCGTGACTTTGTGGTTTGTGCAAACACTTATGAATCATCTGCTCAACAGCAATATAGGGTTCGTTGGTCTGCTATCAATAACGAAACAGATTGGACTGAGGATGTAAATACTCAATCTGATTATCAGGACATTCCTGATGGTGGACAGATTGTAGGAATCCGTGGTGGTGAGTTTGGTCTTGTCTTCCTTGAGAGAGCCATTCACCGAATGACTTACGTTGGTACTCCGTTTATATTCCAGTTTGACAACATCTCTCGTGGTAAGGGCTGCATGGCTTCTGGCTCAATTGCACAATACCAAGGTGTAACTTTCTTTTTGTCTGACGATGGTTTCTATATGTGTGATGGACAAACTGTCACATCTATCGGTGCAGAAAAGGTAGATAGATTCTTTTTACAAGATGCTTCTGAATCTGACTTTAAAACCATGTCTGCTGCTGTTGACCCAATTCGCAAACTTGTAATCTGGAATTACAAAACTGTTAACGGAAACAGAAGCGTTTTGATTTACAACTTTAAGACGCAGAAGTGGACTTATGGGGATGCAGGGACTGACTTCTTGTCTGAAGCCTCTACATCGTCTGTAACGCTTGAACAATTGGACAGTCTTTCTGCTTCTATTGATGCCTTAACCACAAGTTTAGACTCACAGTTGTTTATTGGTGGTAAGTATTTCTTAGGTGGTACTTTAGCCACTCGTGTGATGAGTTTCACAGGTGCTAACCAAACAGCCGTAATTTCTACTGGTGACTTAGACATTGGTGCTAACTCAGTAGTAACCCTAGCTAGACCTATTGTTGACAATGGTTCTGCAACTGTGGCTATTGCCTCTCGTACATTGCTAAACCAAGGCGTGAGTTTCAATACTGCGGTGGCTGCTAGTTCAGAGAATCGTGTTTCCTTGAGAAGCGCAGGTAGGTATCACAGGCTAAAAGTGACTCCGACAGGTGATAACTGGAATAACGCTATCTCCGTGGATGTGGATGTAACTCCACAAGGGGTTCGGTAATGTTTAGAAGCCTACCTGCGTTTGGTGGTGACCAGAGGGCTGTGGCTGAAGTAGTCCGTGGCATCATGGACGGAAAGACCAATAACACAGGGACTTTGACTCTGGCAACTGGTGGGGCTTTAACTACCACTTTGACAGACCGAAGGATAGGCCCAGACAGCGTGATTGTCTTTGTCCCTGCCTCTGCTGCTGCTTTTGCTGATTCTGCACCTTATGGTGCTTTTCAAGATGGAACAGACCAGACTGCTGCTAGTACGACTGTTGCTTATCCTATTACCTTTGATACAACCGACTTCTCTAATGGAATTACGTTATCAAATAGTTCAAGATTAAACGTAAAAAACGCAGGACTCTACAATTTACAGTTTTCTATTCAACTAAAAAACACCACAAACGATGGTCAAGATGTGGATATTTGGTTTCGTAAGAATGGAACAAATATCGCAAACTCAAACAGTAGATTTCACCCTCCTCCAAGAAAAAGCTCTGGTGACCCAAGTCATATCATTGCTGCGTTGAATTTCTTTGTTGACATGGCTGCTAATGATTACGTTGAAATTGTGTGGAGAACTGAAAATACTGGTGTAAGTATTGAGCATTTTGGAACAAGCACAAGCCCAATAAGACCTGCTGTGCCATCAGTCATAGCGACTATGAATTTAATAGGTGGTGGTGCTACTTTTAATGGTATTTATGCTAGTTCCCAAGGACAGGGTACGGCTACGATAACCCACTTTGCAAATTCGACTGCCAATAAGACATATCGGTATGCAATTATTGGTTAATTT